ATGTATCAAGGTAAAGCACCTCAGTTTTCTGACACAAAAGCAGCTCGTATGCCAGCGTTCTTTGAACATGCAAACACAAATCTCCCCCAATACGCTTAACTTTCATTCAGAAAAGTTAGAGAAATTGGTAGAGGATCTGGAAGCCAAGTTCGCTTGGCATCCCGTCCACCCCAAGGAGGACTTAGCCTCCATCATGTACCGTTCTGGTCAACAGGATGTGGTACAGTATATAAAATCTATAGTAGAAGAAATCTAATGTGTCTATTTAGATCTGCACCTACGCCAACGCCTTTGCCTGCACCACAGGTTGCGTTTCAGCCTAGAGTACAGCCACAAAAACAACAAGCAGAGAAACCTGAGAAGAAAGACTTACTAGACCCAGAGCAATTAGCAGAAGTTGAATATGGTTCGGGAACTAAAAAGAGTTCACCCGGAACTGGTAAGAAAACAGGAACCGATGCTCTTAAAATAAATGTCAACACCGCATCAGCTGGTGGCGGACAGGGAGGAATAAATGTATAGTGCAAAAGCAAAGTACAGCAAGTTAGCAGGGGACAGACAACAGTTCCTTGATGTTGCTGTAGAAGCTTCTGAACTTACGTTACCATATCTTGTAACTCAAGATGATAACTATAAAGGCAAGAGAACTTTGCTACAACCATGGCAATCCGTGGGTGCTAAAGCAACTGTAACACTTGCTGCTAAACTTATGTTAGCTCTCCTACCACCACAGACAGCCTTCTTTAAACTACAAGTCAGAGACGACAAGATAGGAAAGGAGATGGAGCTGACACCAGAGATGCGTAGCGAGCTTGACCTATCGTTCTCCAAGATAGAACGTAACATTATGGATTACATCGCTGCATCTAATGACAGAGTTGTAGTACATCAAGCCTTAAAACATCTTATTGTATCTGGTAATGCTCTTATATTTATGGGCAAAGATGGATTAAAACACTATCCTCTTAACAGATATGTAGTAGAACGAGATGGTAACGGTAATGTATTAGAAATAATAACCAAAGAAATGGTTAGCAGAAAAGTGCTAGGTCTCGAGTTGCCTAAGCCACCAGATGGAATCAACACGCCAACAAACTCGTATGAAGACGACGCCGAGGTATACACCTGTGTCAAGATGGATGAAAATAGCGGACGCTGGGTCTGGCATCAGGAAGTAGACGATGTAGTCTTGCCTGCAAGCCGTAGCACAGCACCAAAGAATACTTCTCCATGGTTAGTTCTTCGTTTCAACACAGTAGATGGTGAAGATTATGGTAGAGGTAGAGTCGAAGAGTTTATTGGGGATCTAAGGAGTCTCAATGGATTGTCTCAGGCTCTGGTAGAGGGAGCAAGTGTAGCTAGTAAAGTTATCTTTCTAGTATCACCTTCATCTACAACCAAACCACAAACCTTGTCACAAGCTGGAAACGGTGCTATAATACAGGGAAGACCAGAGGATGTCGGAGTAGTACAGGTTGGTAAAACAGCTGACTTTCAGACTGCGTCACAACTTTCTGCACAAATAGAAAAGAGAATACTAGAAGCGTTCTTAGTCATGAACGTAAGAAATGCTGAACGTGTAACAGCAGAAGAGGTACGCCTAACACAGCTCGAACTAGAGCAATCACTCGGCGGCTTGTACTCGTTGTTAACTGTAGAATTTCTTATACCATATCTAAACAGAATACTATTAGTATTACAACGTAACAATCAGATACCAAAACTACCTAAAGATTTGGTACGACCTAAGATTGTAGCTGGTATAAATAGTCTAGGTAGAGGTCAGGACAGAGAAGCTTTGACCACATTCTTAGGCACAATTACACAGACACTTGGTCCAGAAGCATTAGTAAAGTATGTAGATCCTACAGAAGCTATCAAACGATTAGCAGCTGCACAAGGTATAGATGTACTAAATCTAATCAAGTCTCCAGAGACTATGGAACAAGAAATGCAGCAAGAACAAGCTATGGCTGCACAACAACAATTAGTAGGACAAGCTGGATCTATAGCTAACAGTCCGTTGATGGACCCCACTAAGAATCCAGAAGGGTTAGCTGCATCAGGTATTATACCGGGAGGTCAGCAAGCACCAGCACCTACAGAAACACCACCAACAACTGAACAATAATGGCAGAAACATTAACAGTAGATACTACACCACAGACAGAGACTCTAACTGATAACCTTACACCTGACGAGCAAGACTCTCTTGCCGTTGGTGAGAAGATTGTAGAAGGTCAAGAGCAACTGTTAGCTGGTAAGTATAAAGATGCAGCAGAACTAGAGAAAGCATACGTAGAGCTGCAAAAGAAATTAGGTTCAAAAGATGAGCCAAAAGAAGATGTAGAACAAGCAAGTGCAGAAGATGAGACGGAAGAGACTAGCCTCAGTGATGGGGCTACTCTGATTACATCTGCAAACGACGAGTACAACAACAATGATGGCAAGCTATCTCCTGAGACATTAGAAAAGTTTTCTGCTATGTCTAGTAAAGAGTTAGTTGAAGCATATCTAGAAGTACAAAACTCGGAAGGATTTGAAGCACCTACAGAGGTAGCTGACCTGAGTGACTCTGACATAAATCAAGTTAAGAACTCCGTAGGAGGAGAAGCAGCCTATGATAATATAATTAAATGGGCAAGCAACACACTTGATAAACAAACTACAGACGCATTTGATAGTATAGTTAATACTGGTAGCGTACAAGCTATACAGATGGCTGTAGCTGGGCTTAAAACTCAGTACGATAATGCTAACGGATACGAAGGTAAAATGTATACAGGTAAAGCACCAGTAAGTGCTAAAGATGTTTACCGTAGTCAAGCCGAACTGGTAGCAGCTATGAGTGACAAGAGGTATGATAACGACCCTGCCTACAGGCAAGATGTTATCGAAAAACTTGAACGATCAGACTTAAACTTTTAGGAGCTAAAAAAATGCCGATGGGAAAAGGAACTTACGGTTCAAAGAAAGGTAGACCACCAGCTAAAAACAAAAGAGGTAGCGGAGCCAAGCCAGTCCCAAAGGGGCTAGTCGCACTCGCAAAAAAAAGACCAAAGGTTGCGGCTGCAATCATGAAAAATAAGAAGAAGTAATGACTAGAAGAAGCCGTCTCAAGATGGACCCTAATAAGACCCCTGAGACGGATCTATCAGGTTTCCAAGAACAAGGAGGTTATGCTCCAGAAGAGACACCACAAAGAAATCAAGATGTTAGGACTGTAGCTAAACAAAAACGTGAAGCTAAAAAACAACGTAAAGTAGATGAAGCCTCAGCTCGGTTAAAAAACAAAGAGGAGATGGAAGAGCTCTATGATGGTCCTAGTGAAAAGACAATTAGAGATCGTCAAATTGCTATAGATAAAGTTAAAGGCAGACTATACGGTGGTCCAGTAGAAGATGCTAAAAGACAGGACGATATGAAACGAGGTGACTATCTCGAAGATCCTGAGAGTCCTAACATGATTAAAAACTTAGTTAAGTATGGACTACCAGTCAAAAGTACATACTCAGGCTTAACTCAAGTAGGCATATCTGGTATGAAATTTCTTCGACTTATCAATCAACTAAACTAATGGGCAACAAAAAGAAGAAGTACGGCAAGCCCGTAACTCATAGAGAAGACGCTGTGAAAAACACTATCTTCTTAGAAGACATTAACAGAAACCCAATCATTAAAAGATTAGGTGGTCCAAACAATGTAAACGAAAGATAATGGCTAGAAAGAAAGGTGTAAACCTCTCCATTGGTCGAGGAGAAAAATCTAAACGAGGTGGACTTACAGCTAAAGGAAGAGCCAAGTACAATCGTGCTACTGGCTCTAAGCTTAAAGCTCCACAGCCCGGAGGAGGACCACGGAAACGCTCCTTCTGTGCAAGATTCAGAGGAATGAAAGGTCCAATGAGAAAGAACGGCAAACCTACACGTAAAGCACTTGCTATGCGTCGATGGAAATGCTAGTGATCACGCACTATTATAGAGAACAGACATGGCTAAACGAGGATTGTACGCAAACATTCACGCCAAGAGAAAGCGTATCAAAGCTGGCTCCGGTGAGAAAATGAGAAAAGTGGGTTCTAAGGGCTCTCCCACCGCCGCTCAATTTAAGAAAGCAGCGAAAACAGCAAAACCTTACAAGAGAAAAACAAAGAAAAAGTAATGACTAACGAACCACTCAATTTATTCGGAACTGAGACTCCACCCAGAGTCATTCCAAACTATCCAATTAACAAACATCCAATTATGACAAACGAAGCAGAAAGATTTAACGGCTGGGCAGCTATGCTCGGA